AATTTATAGATTTACACAATCAAGCCACTGAGATGAATAAGGCTGCGGAGGTTAAGAAATGAGATTGCCGTCAATATTAGCCGTAATTCTTATTTTATTATTCTTAGTAATAGTCGCCGGTTGCTCTACTACAGTACCAGTAAAACAACAGTTCCCTAATGCTACTCCTGAACTAATGAAGAAATGCGAAAGTCTTAGAAAAGTTGAGGGTGATAAGGTGGCTATTACTGAAATGCTTAAAGTTATTGTACATAACTATTCACTATATTATGAATGCTCAACCAAAGTAGACGGATGGCAAGACTGGTATAATGAACAAAAGAAGATATTTGAAAACGTAAAATAATAGCATATTATGAAGTACTTGATATTAGTATGTGTATTGCTTGTTGGGTGTGCAACCAACAAAGATTTTGAATTATATTTAGAAGCGCAAAAAGCCATTAGTAGAGATGCTACAATGAGTGAAGCCGCACGTATTAGTGTATTGATTGATATGACAAAAAGTGCAGACAATCAAATTAAGATGGAAGCAATACGTGCTTTACAAGAGATACAGCGTAGTAAAACCCCCATAGTTATAGAAGCACCAAAGAAGAATTGGCTAGGCTTCTGATAAATACTATATAGGCTAGGATTTACAAATGACACAAGAAATTATCAATATTGGCGCAGTTCCCAATGATGGCGAAGGTGATCCGTTACGAACGGCTTTCCAAAAGATTAATAATAACTTTACGCAATTATATAGTACTGGTACCTTTACTTATGATGCGTACTCGTTTGGAAACACTGCTGGCCAAATTATATTTCAAACTCCTGCTAACTTGTTTACGCAAGGAACCTTTCAAATTAATTCAAATAATCCAGATACTGATGATAGTCAGAATATTATACTAAATTTAGCTATTTCAAATGATGTATCTAACGTTAAGTGGAACGGACATAGTACGTTATTTTTCAATGATCCAGTCACTACATATAATGTAGATTTAGTTGATGGAAATATTCGTTTATTAGTAAATCCTTTAGTAGATGCTAATGTATATCATTTTATTGCCGCACAAATTACATTTAATAACAATATACCTGGAATGCCACTTGAACTTGAAGGATTATCAGGTGATGTATTAGGTACAGAAAATATAATTCCTATAACAACAGAACAACCGGCATGAGAGCAAAAGAATTTATCACCGAACAACGATTAGATCAAGTTCACGATGGCTTAGACGTAGCAGCCATGGCTCTTCCTAACACATACGTTATTCCAGAGTTAAAGAACAGTGACTTCTATGATTTATATCGTTTTGGTGTGGCGATTGCCGCGGTAAGAGGTGAAAGCGGTACTGACAATGTTCAAAATGGTTATAAGCCTGATTTTAGAGCAGAAACTAGTTGGGGTGAGCATCAAGTAGTGTCCTCTGAGTTTGACAAAGACATTGGTAATACTATTGACCAAGCATTAAAGAAGGTTGGAAAATCCGGAAAGAAATTAGTAAGTACTCCCGGAAGTGATGAGATGGATGATACAATAACTCAGTCACCAATTAAAGGATTTAAAGGATATAAAAGATGAGAGCAACTGAATTTGTATCTGAAGCTAAAGTTGGTAAAATAGGAAATAGAAAACAAATGTCAACCATAGGTTTACACAAGTTTCGTGATGAAGATTGTGCCGATCGTGTATATGAGTTGAATAGAATAATGATGGCTGTGGCTGTAACCGATGGCACTTTTGTACCAGATATGGATGGTGAAAGTTGGGCAGGACGATATAATATTGCCGCACCCTACACACAGGAAGAAAATGATATGTTAATGATGGCATATAAAGCGGCAGGATCAGAATTTCACGATTTAAATAAAGGTGATCTAACTAGTAAAGAGTTAGATAGTACAAACACCCAAAGTACAGTAAAGCCATTCAAGGGTTACAAGAGAAAATAATTTCACTATCAATTTTGAGAATAAGTAATTATATCAAATTACAGGATTCTCAATGATCGATATCAATAATACACTTGACCTAGTCAAATTAAAATTTTACAACGAATGGTTGTATACAGCCCACATCTATGATGAGGGAGACAGTCAAATGCACGACAAACTAACTAGACAAGTTGTCACTCAGTATATTGACCCGCTTAATTTACCCAAGAATGCAAAGATTATGGATTTGGGTTGTGGCCCGGGATATTTCCTAGATTGCATGAAAGAGCGTGAGTATACAGATGTTATCGGTGTTACATTAAGCCCGGGAGATATTGCATTGTGCGAAAGTAAAGGTCATAAAATTGCAAAATATGATTTGAGTTTTATCCCACAAAAAGATGGTTACTATGATGAAAGTGTTGACTTCATTTTCTTGCGCCATGCACTAGAACATAGTCCATATCCTATATTCAGTTTGATGGAATACAATCGTATATTGAAGCAAGGTGGTAAAATGTACATCGAAGTTCCTGCCCCCGACTGCGAACGCAAACACGAATGGAACTTAAATCATTATAGCATTTTAGGTCAAAATCAATTAGCCGCATTGCTAGTACGCACCGGCTTTGATATTAATAAATTTGAAATACTAGATTTTGATATTGGTGGTAAAACTCCAGAAACAGGAGAAGATTTTACTGCTAAAGAGAAATTCTACTGTGTGTTAGTCACTAAGCAAAGACCATTAGATATTAAATGAAGTCCAAGTACCTCTATGTAATTTATCCAGGCGCATGTGGAGGTAATCATATTTGTAATATGATTAGTTTGTGCGATGGGTTTGAGCAAAGAGTTAGTAATATTAAAAGACCTAATTACAAAGAATGGTTATTAAATCATTATAAACAATATAATTATTTTGGAAAACCGCATTTATATGTCAATGCTCATCTTTCAAAACAACCAGATCATGTTGACAACTTGTATGAATTTGTTGACAAAGAATATGCATTAAACCCAGATAATACTTTAATTATTCAAGGTCACTTGTTCAACTTTTGGGCCGCAAGTGACAATGGTATTTTGGAAGAACTAGGTTCCGATTACAAAGCTATCGTTATGACTCATCCTCCTGAGAACTCGTTGCCATGGCAACGAATAGAAGCATATGGTTATCAATCTCCGGTTCAAGATTACACTTTTCCCCTTGATATCTGTAGGGGTCATCCGATTGGTAAACCAAAAAATATGTCATTAGAAGTAAACGAAAATAACGGATTTCAGTTAGATACAGTTAAGTTCTTTACTCCCGAGGGAAGTCAGTATTTGCGTGAGTTATTGAAACAACACTTTCAAGTAGACTTGCCACTAGAAGCTGACGAATTGCATTCAATTTGGTTTAAATGGATGACACACGTTTTAAAACCTGAAATTATTGAATATTGGAATAATAAACAACAATAAACCCAAACTAAATACTCACTATGAGTAATGCACCTTCACTAGTAAAGAATCCCTATACTAAAACAGTTTTCAAAACTGATAAAGAACTACAGGATTTTATTAAATGCTGTGATCCAGATACAGGTTATCTATACTTTATGGATAACTTTTTTATGATACAACACCCTACTAAAGGTAGTATGGTATATCATCCTTGGGCTTATCAGAAACGATTGATTGAAACATATCACAAGGCACACAAGTATACAGGTGCACAGGAAATTATGCAACGTATTCGATATGCATATGAAAACTGTCCTGACTACATTAAAGCAGGTGTAACAACATACAATAAAGGCTCATTAGACTTTGAGAACGGCTCACGTATTGTTTCAGCAACAACTACTGAAAATACAGGTCGTGGTATGTCTATTACACTATTATACTTGGATGAGTTTGCATTCGTTCGACCAAGCATTGCTAAAGAGTTCTGGACAGCTATCACACCAACACTATCCACTGGTGGTAAAGCTATTATCACAAGCACACCAAACAGTGATGAGGATCAGTTTGCCTTCATCTGGAAAGGTGCCAAGAGAAATTGGTTGTGAGTTCATTATTGCTGATGAGACATTGATTAATCCAAATACATTGATAGCAATGGAAGGCATAGAGCCAGTAAGTCGTATAGGGCAAGTTCGTTGGTATCAACAACCCAAAAAAGGTAATATATATTGTATAGGACTAGACCCAAGTCTTGGTACAGGTGGTGACCCGGCCGCAATTCAAATCTTTGAAGCAAACACTACTACACAGATAGGTGAGTGGAAGCATAACAAAACAGACATTCCCAGTCAGATTAAACTATTAGCACAGATTAACAAATACATAGCAGAATATACGAATGAACCCAACAACATTTATTACAGTATTGAATGTAATGGTATTGGTGAAGCCGCTATTGTATCACTTAATGAATATGGGGAAAGCAATATCCCGGGTATCTTTATCAGCGAAGCAGGTAAAGGTCGTAGAGGATTTAACACAACCAATAAGAGTAAGCTAGCAAGTTGTGCTAAGTTCAAGACATTAGTTGAGAGTAAGAAAATGACCGTAAATAGTCGCAGTCTTATAAGTGAATTAAAAGCATTTGTAGCCCATGGTGGCAGTTATGCGGCTAAAATTGGCGATACAGATGACTTGATTATGGCTAGTTTATTGGTTACACGTATGCTACAGCAGTTGGGTGACTATCACTTTGATTTAGAGAATCAGATACGTGACCATGACGAAATGATAGCCCCTTTGCCATTTTTTGCCGTAATAAGTTAATACTTAAGATAAATATATTATCATGCCAATTAACTCAGAAACCCTTAACAAACAACTTTACAAAAGACTATCAAAATACAAGCCAGATGAAGCTGATGTATTCAAGTTTATCTTTAGTAAGGAAGGTGAAGATTACGGAACCGTTTTTGCTACAATTGATGACAATCATGCATTAACTGTTTACTATAGCGATGATGTAACCGAAAGCCCAGCCGGGTCAACCCCTGATATAGGGTATGATGATAGTTGGACTGGGTTATTGAAACAATTAAAATCTTGGGCAATGCACAATCAATTAAGTTGGAAATTAAAAGACAGATCCCATTTAGAGGGCGATATGGCCCGGAGAGACCACATGAACAAAAAAGACAAAATAGCAGAAGGTTACTACTCAATGGGTAGAAACAAAAGTTACAGCGATAATATACCTAGTGTTAAAATTGTTATTGAACACACTCGACAAATTGAAGAAGGTGAACAACGTTATCGTAACATCAACAAGATTTTCTTAGAGAATCAAATGGGTGAGAGATTCTTACTTGACACCAAGAAGCCCGGCATTGCACGTGTGTATGCTAGACATATTGCTGAAGGTGGTAAAGTTAATGATGACCGTTGGGGACACATTCAAAGTCTATGTGAAGAATATCAAAAGATGGCTGGCTTTGTTCGTGCTACACGTAACAATCAATTAAGCATACTTTGAATCATGGACTCCACCATTAATGGAAGACGAAACAGATACAAGTAATTTAAATGAATTGTTTGTACAAGAAACATTAGATCCACGCATTGAAAGCGTAATGCCAATACTATCTAAGTTACAAAAGAACTTAGGTGAAATGAAGGAAGTTAGTGCATTAGCTGAATGGGCTGATAGCTTAGTTGAAGGCGAGGGCGGCCCAGAAGCTAGCGAAGAACCAGTAGATGATGATATGGGTAACGATACTTTTGGCGGTGAAGATGGTGAAGATGCACCAGCTGATGATTTGTCTGAAGAAGAAAGTTTAACAAGCAATAACCCAATTGGCATTCCTGAAGGTGAAGATCAAAGTCCAGTAGCAGGTGCTATTACTCGCAGAATATTATCACAGCGTTCAGACTTATTAAAGAAATATGGCCCAGTAGCAATTATGCAAGCGATTGATGATGTTGCTGATTTTGTTGGTGACACAGAAGAAATTGGTTCAAGCGATGTTAGTGGTTGGATCAGACAAGTTGAACAAAGTTTGAGTGGATCTGATTCAATGCAAAATGAGGGTGAAGACGGTACTCCGCAGAGCCATCAAGCACAAACTACGTTGAAACATTTTAAGAAAGCTGGCTATGGTGATAGAGCAGATGCCGCAAACATTAAGCCTGGTATTGCAGGATATCGTGATAGAATCGATATGCTACAAAGAGCAGAAAAAGAAGGCAATCTTAAAGAAGAAGATATGGAAGAAGGTATAGTTGATACTCTTAAAAAGGTAGGCAAGAAAGTTGCTGACTATATAGCACCAGACGATGAGCAGTTACTAAAAGATTTACAGAAAAGAATGGGCATCCCAAAACATGCCCAACATGGTAAGCCAAGCATGGCTCGCAGTGATATTGAAAAGCGTGTAGATGAAGAAGAAGTTGAAGAAAGCGCACTACAAGCATATTTAGGTAATAAGAAGTATGGTAAAGATGGTATGCGAAAACTTCAACAATTGGGTCGTGAACATGCTAGTAAAGCAACAGTAGCTAAGGCTAAAGCAGAATATACAAGTGAAGATTTAGATGCTGACCAAAAGCGTGTAGGTCAATTAGGCCCAACATCAAAAGTTAAGAACAATAATATCGGTAAACTAGTTGGTGCTAATGAAAACTTTATTAACACGGTTGACCAAGCTGTAGTCTCAGAAATGGACAAGAGTCAAACCCCTCCAGGACGTGATGATGATGTAAAGGGTCCAGAAGGCAAAGCAACACCAATCACTCCCAAGAAGATGGCTGATGATGCTAAGAAGGTTCTTGATAAACAAAAAGTTAAAGAAGGTCAATCAGACTTAGACCGTATCTTAATCATAATGAATCATATAAGATAAAGGGTAAATAAACCTCACTTAAAAGGTGAGGTTTACCACATCTGGCATAAATACTATTGACAGGAAGAGAAAGTAATGCTATACTCTCTCATCGTGTTAGTCATTTCATAGGGAAGTGGCGAATATAAAAAACGAGACCATCTCAATTTATAAGGAAATTAAATCATGGCATCATTAGCAGACATTCGTGCCCGTATATCGGCACAAGAAAACAGACAGCAAAAGGGTTCTAACACCCAATCTGCCAGACGGTAATACGAAGAATGAATTCTTCTGGGTTGAGCGTCAAATCATTAAGTTGCCATTCAATGGCGTTAAGGGCGATCCAAACGTTAAGCGTATTGACGTACAAGTTCCATGCATGGAAATGTATGGAGACAGTTGCCCTGTCTTGGCAGAAGTTCGTCCTTGGTATAAAGACGAAACATTGAAAGAAATGGCAAACAAGTATTGGAAGAAACGTAGTTATCTTTTCCAAGGTTTTGTAAAACAAAATCCATTAGGTGATGACAAGACACCTGCGAATCCTATTCGTAGATTTGTTATCAGCCCACAAATCTTTACAATCATCAAATCTAGTCTGATGGATCCAGAGATGGAAGAATTGCCAACAGATTACTTGCGTGGTCTTGATTTCAATATTAAGAAAACAAGTAAAGGTGGCTATGCTGATTACTCAACAAGTAACTGGGCACGTAAAGAATCTGCACTATCAGAAGCAGAGGCAGCGGCAATTGAAGCACACAGCTTATTCAACTTGGCAGACTTTTTGCCTAAGAAGCCCGGTGAAGCAGAATTGCGTATCATCAAGGAAATGTTTGAAGCATCAGTAGACGGTCAACCATATGACGTTGAACGTTGGGGTGCATACTATCGTCCATATGGTGTTGAAGCACCTGCAGGAGCGACAGCGGAAAAACGACCAGCTACTACTGAAACTAGAGCACCCGCAACAGCACCCGTAGCAGAGTCTTCAAACACACCTTGGGAAGATGACGCTGTAGCAGCCGCAGAATCAATTAAGATTCCAACAGCACAACCTGCAAGTGACAAAGCACAAGACATTTTAGCAATGATTCGTGCTAGGCAAAACAAGTCTTAATCTTAGTGGGGGCTTCGGCCCCCATCTTAGGAGAACACTATGACATTACCAGACGAAAGATATAGAGCCTTAAAGCAGGCTAAGAAACTGATGGAAGAATTATGTGATCCTGGCAGAACGCCAAGAGTACCTAGTTTAATCAGAGATCGGGCACGTGGAGCACTGCGCCATTTTCCAAGTGATTATGAACTTGATCGGATGGCAGAAGATTCCCCCGAATTGCTTGATAAAGTATCATTTAGTGATAAACTATACAGTAACGGAATACACAAATAAGGAATA